GTAATGAAGAAAGCAGCTGGAAGAGGACGCTAATGAAAGACTTTGAACAAAACTGCAAGATGATGTGCGCTGGTGGCCATTACAAAGAAGGCGGAACAGTTCCAGAAGCCGATTTTAATCAAGACAAAGCCATGATCAAAAAAGCATTTAAAATGCACGATGATCAATTGCATGAGAAAAAACATACTGATTTGTCTAAGTTAAAACGCGGTGGTATGGCAAAACGGAAGAAGTAAGCCGTGGCCTATTCTAATACATACAACCAGACTACGGTCGACGTTGATCAGATGATTTCCTATGCCTTTCGTGGCGCAGGAAAGCAAGCTGAAGAAATCACACCTGAGTACGTACAAGCCGCTAAGCAGGCGCTGTTCTACATTTTGCAGAACTCGTCTAACCGCGGCGTTAACCTATGGCTGTTAGAAAACATTGTGTTGGGTGCGCAGAGCAACCAGCAAATTCTTTCTATGCCACAGGGTACTATTGACGTACGCGAGGCTAACTGGGTGTATGTACAGACACCACAAATTAGTGGTGCGTTGCCAACTGACAACTCTACAGCACCAACTGTATTTGATGGTAACCTAAGTGGTTATGGCACCACAACCGTATCCGAGAATTGGTTTGGCGCTGCGTATGGCACACCAACTAGCATTTACTATGTTGGCTTTAATGCTTATGCGCCAAACAACGGAACTGCTACCTATACCAACATGGTATACGAAACAAGTAACGATGGTGTTAACTGGGCAGTTCAAGCAAAGTTTGACCCAACCATAACTGTTCAGGACCGTACTTGGACATACACTGGTGTTAACATTACTGAGCAGTATTATTTTCACCGTATCCGTTCTTTGACTAGCACACCATTTTCAGTGCGTCAGGTAGTATTCACACAATCTCAACAGGTTATTCCACTTGCTCGCTTAAACCGCGACGACTACTGGAACTTACCAAACAAACAGTTTCCATCCGTACGTTCTTTGCAATACTGGTTTAATCGCGTTATTGATCCAGAGATGTATTTATGGCCTGTACCATCCAACGACTTCCAAGTATTCCAGCTGATTATTGAAAGACAGATGATGGACGTTGGTTCATTGACTAATCAGTTATATCTGCCAAATCGTTGGATCCCTTATATTCAAGCTGCGCTTACACATGAATTGGCGATGCAGTTACCCGGTGTTGATATGGGCCGTGTTGCATACTTGGAAAAACGAGCACTTGACATGCGTACGCAAGCCGAAGAAGAAGATCGCGATAAGTCGCCTATTTACTTCCAACCTAATTATAGTTACTACACACGATGACTAGCGCATACCAGATGACCTACGATAATCTCGTAGCTGACATTATTAACTACATGGAGCGTGATGACGCTCAATTTGTAGCACAGATCCCAAACTTAATTGGTTTGGCTGAGTCTGCTATTGCTGCGCAGTTAAAAACGTATTTGCAGTTAACCGTGGTAGAAACAACATTAGCTGCTAATCAGGTAGTATTAAACAAACCAGCGCGCTGGCGTAAAACCGTTTCTATGAAGACAAACGGTCAGCCCATTTTGTTGCGTAGCCAAGATTATATAGCGCAGTATCAGTCTGAATCTTCTACTGGCACACCGCTTTATTATGCTGATTACGACTATAACAACTGGGCGTTTGCTCCAAAACCAGATACTAGCTATCCGATTGAAATTTTGTATTACAGCGAAATTCAACCATTAGATAGTCAAAATCAGCAAAATCTATTCACGCGCGAGTGCCCACAGGCAATGTTGTTTGGTTCGCTATTGCAAGCTCAAGGCTACTTAAAGGCTTTGGACAAGCTACCAATTTGGAAACAATACTACGACGACTCATTGGCAGCGCTCAAGCAAGAAGACAACCAACGCCGTATCGACCGAAACGTAACGGTTCAGGAACCCTAATCTATGTCAACATCATTCGTATCGCCATTTACTGGTACCGTTATTGAACCAACGGACGTATCCTATTACGCTCTAGCATTTAGTTCTAATACCCAACTTTACTGGCCACAAGTAGTTAATGGCACGCAGGTCCCTGCATCACGCATTATGGACTGCACACCATCTACTAGCGGCTTGTCAATTGCTTTGCCAGATGCAACTCAGGGATCGCTTGGTAGTGACTTGTTTATTCGCAATAAGGGCACTGTACCATTTACCGTTACTGACGTAAATGGATTAAATGGTGTTACTGTCAATAATGGCGTAACCGTTTACTTTTATCTTACTAATAACACCGCTAACGTCAATGGCAGCTGGGGTGTTATTACCTTAGGTACTGGTACATCATCTGCTGATGCAGCCTCGTTGGCTGGAGCTGGATTGACAACAGTATTAGGTCAATTAGCTGTTACTAGTAATATTGCTGAAGTTTCAGTTGCGCCAACATTATCAAATACTAGCCGCGCTGTTACTTATGTTTGGACAGCTGGTGTAGGTACATTCACTCTACCAGCATATACTAATCTTTCTACAGGTTGGTGGATTGGTTTTAGAAACGGTGGAACTGGCACACTAACAATTTCCGCTCAAACCCCATCAAAAATTAATGGTTTGTCTAGCATTACTACTAACCCCGGTGATTCTGGTTTTATTTATTACGAAGCAACCACACAAAATTTCTTTACCGTTGGATTAGCAAATCAAAACAACGTAACGTTTACATCTGGAACGTATGATGTGGACAGTATTACTGGAAGCACATTTAATCTTACTTCTTACGCGCCAACTATTCAAACTTATGTTGCTTTGTCTGGTGCGCGCACAACAGCATTAACTGTAACATTACCAGCGATTACTCAGTTATATGTGTTGATCAACAACACTAATTCAGGTGCATACAGCATTTCGTTTAATACGGCGGGCAGTACTTCAGCACCTGTTGTTTTAGCTAACGGCCAAGTCTCTTTAGTACTTAGCCAAGCCTCTGGTTTGTTTGCTTTAACAACGTCAAGCGCAGCAGTATTTTTTGCTAATAATGGTTCTGCTACAGGACCATCATATTCATTTTTAAATGATACTACAACTGGTCTGTATTTAAAAGGCACTAGCATTTTAGGTATTACTGCAAATAGCACTGAAATTATTGATATTAATAACACTAATACATCACTGCCATTAGTAACAATTAATGCTTCATTAAGTATTGCCAACACATTATCAGTTAATCTTATTAGTGGTGGGACGTTCTAATGGCTGTGGCGCCAGCGCAACCACAACAAATCCAACCTCAGTATAGTCAAGTTTATAAGTTGGCATTACCGGGCGGGATAAAACGCGACGGTACTTTATTTGAAACACCAGAATACACCGATGGTGTATGGTGTCGTTTTCAGCGTCAAGTGCCTAAAAAAATGGGCGGATATCAAGAAATATTTTCTACGTTTGATGGCATTATGCGTGGCATGACCATGAACGGCTACAACGGTATAAACTATGTTTTTGCTGGAACAAGCGTTGGTTTAGATGTATTCGCAACAGGGCAATCGTTAGGAATTGGTAGTGGTCCTTATCGTGCAACATTTGTAAATGGTTATTCTCAGTTTCCAGTTGCAAACACTACTATTAGTACAAGCAATACTACCTCGTTTACAATTAACAGTTCTAACGCAACACCAACAAGTTATACAGCAGCATTCCCCACTGGCACAAAAATTATTTTTTCCCAAAGCGGAACACCAACAACCTATACAGTAACAGGCTCTACATTTTCTACACCTAATACTGTAGTTAGTTTTAGCCCTAGCTACAGTAATTCTGTTAGCAACGTGTGGATATACAACTATAGTTTTTCAGCAAATTCTAATTTACTTTGGCAGTTTGATTATCAATATAACCCACAGGGCGGCTCGTTAAATTTACTTGCACACCCCGGTTTAAATTTGAGTAATATTGATAATGCAATTAAATCCCAAGTGTATATTGGTTCGGTATTACCTAACGCGTCTGAACAGTGGACGTTTTATGGTTTAGCTGATACTAGCGGCACATCACCAACATATCAAGCTATTGCAGTAGACGGGGGTGTATGCGCCTTGCACCCATTTATTTTTGTGTATGGTTCTAACGGCTTTATTGCTAATAACAACGT